CAGATTTCTCCAGATATCTAAGGATCCAAATATTAAATACCTCATCGATTCTATGCCGAACGAACACTCGCGTAGTATGTCGGACACATCCCCAACCAGCGCTAACAATACGGACGCTGGGGTGTCTAAGAATGATGTATTGAATGAAGCCGCGGAAGCATCGCGAGGGGGGATATGGAGTGATGAGAATCTTGATCAACCTCTCTTATGGGCCGGGGAGAGTACTGGGAAAGGAAAACAGCCTGCTGAGTCTCCGGTCGCACGACTAGGAGGAATGGGACGTCCGGATGCTGCATACGCAATATTGCTCAAGAAATTCACATCCGAAGAAATTCAAGCCTTGACAGAAGTAGTCACATTTGAAATCATGGTTAAGCAGGCCATCCCGGGACGAAACCTTAAAGTGGGTATGGCAACTTTAATTGCAAACTCGGAGAAGACGTTAAGGAGTTTCATCGAGTCCAAATTTGCAGATACCAGCCGCGGCGCAATCGACACACAGGTAAGACAGGACTATCAGATTCTGGAGAGCAAGTTCCGTGAGCTAGAGAAAATCGTAGCGGAGCGAAACCAGGGGGAAATTCAGATATTGGAGAAAGCTACCGACGTAATCGCATCTTACGAGACGAAGAGGAAAGATGAAGAAGCACCGGGTGAGGAACTCCTCAGATTGCAGCAAGAGCGCGACGATCTAACGGCTGCCCTGAATGACTTACGGTCTGTACAAGCTCGACTGCCCACACACACAACCAGCCAGACACCAGGTAAACGATCAGCACGTAAGGGAGGCCTATTTTGAACCCGTGAAGAATGCGAACATGAGGTAATTTAAAGAAACTAGGACCACACTTTCATCGCAGACTATACGAACAATACAATTATGGCGAATCAAGCTACTACCGTTCCGCCGAAGATGTGGGAGGAGAAGACTACAGAACTCTATGAAGGTCGTCCGCGCTCCCGCGTTCCGGAACTCCCGGCAGTAGGTCAGAATTTCCAAGTGTGCAAGGCTGATCCGCAAGATGTGAAATTCGCACTCGCCTATTTGGCAGTGGTGATTCGGGACACGGATGAAAAGATCGTAGTGGTCCGCGCACTCGCGTCCGCGTTGAGCATTTTGTTCGACGATGCAAGCAATTACACTGGCTCGCCCATGCCTCCTGTCAATCTCACTGGAATGGGTGTGTTTACGGATGATTCTGCATCCTCCACTGCGCAAATCCGTACCAATTTCGAACAGGCTCCCGATCTCACTTTGGCTGATGTTGAGCCGTACGTCGATTGTGATGCGGACGAACTCGGTGGGTACTTCGGGAATGTGTTCTATGCTGGAACCAAAAAACTCACTGCATCGAACGCATCGGCTTTTAATGAGAAGCGCCTTAACACAATCTTGGCTACATCTGCCAAGCCGTTGAAGATTTTCGTACCCGGTTCAGGATTCATGGATGAACGAGTGCTGAACAAGATCTACGCGGCATTCAATTCTCTTGCGGCAATTCGTTGCCAATTGATCTATCGGACGTGTCTGAAAATGGGAACGATCAGATATGGGCCAGTGGTTACGTTCTCGGCGATTTTTCTTCTCCTGGTCGATAACGGATTGGGGACTCTACGAGTAATCAAAGAAGCCTCCCTCAAGTGCGGATGGCTGCGGGAGGACTTTCCTGAGCTCCGTCCCGAGTTGGAGGCCGCTGACCGCGCACAAAGTGTGCTCCGAGCTGTGGACCCGCCCCTCCGCCCATTTGCAAAGGCGATTTACGGGAGCGCATGGGTTCCGCTCTCGCAGGGGGAAGTCTCGAATCTACTCGGGGTGAGCAAGAAAATTATGACTCATTTTGTGCAGTCATATTCTCGCTTTGGTGGCGGATATACGACCCCCCAGCAAGATGCTGTGATTGCGACTCGTCTTGGGATTGCAGTCGAACAAGTCGGACAAGAGGCAATTTGAACGGCGTAGGCAATCGGTTCTCTCTGACCCACATTTCTTATGATATGTCTTTGATTTAAAGAAACTAGGATAACTAAGGTCTATTCAGGATACTCCAGAAAATGGATGAGCAACGCTTCAAAAACATGTTTATGCGGGTAATTAAATGCCTGCTCACAATCGCCGACGACCACCTCATTACCCAATCACGCGCTAACTCGTTCCTCGCGATCCTCGCCGGGTTAGCAACTGGAAGTTTTTATCCGATACCTACCATTTCGGCCGAGCTGACTCATGAATATCTCCGATTGTATTCGAGTATTGGTCTCCATCCCATCTCAATCAAGATAGATGATTGCCCATTCGTATTGCCCGAAAAGGATTACACTGCACTTCCAGTTAATCGCGCAGGATGGTACGCTTACATCATTCTGCGATTCACATTGAGACCCCACCGCGCCTCCGTACTTATTCCTCGACTGGAGCGTATTGCAGTCCATCATCACCAGATGATTCAAGATGCGGTACATCTGACCAAAATTATTGCTATCCTGAGTCCAGCCACGATTACACGTGAGCTGACTGCTAGATGCGATTGGTGGAATAACGTCTGTCTTCAACTTACAACCTCCTCCAGCGCTCTGAGTCGCTGCACTACGAGCAAATTACAGTTACTTGCGAGACGTGACTCCGTGACTGCTTATCGAGAGTTCATTACTCGCGGCGGACACGAAGGATCCTTGGCAAAAACGGAATGGGAACATCTAGAACCTGTCCTGTTTGTGACCCCTATCAACGCACACCCACTCTATATAGCGACAGTGCATATGCTAAAGGATCGGCTTGATGACGGATCGATCTTCTCGGACGATTTCCCATTGACTCCAATTGACTCAGTCCACTGATAATTATCGCGGGATATAAAGAAACTAGGACAAAGCATTACTACCGATCACAAATACTACATCAGAACACACAAATGTCTGGATACGATTCCGAGCCGGAAGAAGTCCTGATCGGGGACGATGAGATCCTCTACGGAGTAGGATCTAATCGAGTTCTGCCGGCACCCGAAAAGAGGCTTAGTAGTCCTATTACGATTGGACTGTTACAACGATTAATTGATTACACGACCCGCTTCTCTCTCGTACCATCTGTGGGATCGGATGGACCCGCCATTACCTGTATAAATCATATCGTTAGTCGGGTACAAAGTGACCCAAGTCTCAATTACTCCAATATTCTGCCTCCGCTCCGCCAATTCTTGAACGTGGTGACGAAGATCGGAGTTATGCCGGAAATACTGGATGCTTTTAGTTACCCCAGATTAATGCAGTATCATGATGAGCGGGAGACACACATCGATACTGATATTGGGCTGGCGTCCAAGATCCACGGTCAGGTAACCGACGCATATTTGGAGTGGATCAGGGATGTGCTCAAACCAGCAGAGTTTGAACGTGCGAAGAAGCGTTTACGTTCCGTGTACCGTCCCTCCCCCCAACTCTATAAATCCGCCAAGGTCTCGGCTTACTGGAGTCGGGTCGTGGATCATTACCGTCGTCAAGATCGTACCTTGAATTACCCCCGGATTGCGAGTACGGAGTTAATGGAGATCGCGTCTTGCACAGACTATGTCATTTTCCGGGTCAAACATGAAGATGATTCGCGGTGCTGGGGGAAGTGGAAATGCGCGACCTATGAACAGCTCCAGATGATCCAAGATGCCACGTTATCCCGTCATAACACATATGCTGCGCTCGCTATGTCACTCCACAATGGAACTGATTCCCTTAAAGATCAAGTAACCACATTGCTCAATTGGCACGACTACTGTTTAGAGCTGTATGGAAATGACGGCTACGAGCTGATCAAAGCACCTGAAGCCCTCTACAAAACGTATATAACGAAGATGACTTCGGGAGATGTGTTAGAGTATAGCGCTTATGATCGCGCTGTGGACAAGTTAAAGGTGAAAGAGAGACAACTCAACACATTGACCCCGGCGGTTGACCGACTTCTGACAGTCATCCAGGCGTGCACAACAATCGGGGATGCAGTCGAGCTATTCGGATTGATTAAACTATCCGGGCATCCCTCAGTCTATGCAGATAAGTCTGCGGCGTCCGTCCGTACGGAGGCATTACCGCGTGACCCTTCGAGACCTCTCATGGTGATTCGGATGGTTAGGATGTTCAAACATATGATCCTGTCAGCATATATCGCCCGCCACAATGGGGAATGGCCGACGCTCCGACAGCTGCCAGGTATAGGAACCCAGCTGAAGCGTCATTTCAATAATCGTGCAACCACATTACCTCTCTATTCCTACCCCTTGAGCGATCTTGACGAGCTTCAGTTTGGGAAATTCATTGACTTTGATTACTCTGAGGACTTCCTCAAGTTCTTAGATGATAAGTCCATTAGTGTCGGAGCTGAAAAGCTGTGGACTTTCTGGTGGCCTGCAGCGGAGAGGCCTAACCGACGATTACTACTCGAAGCGCTTGCGACTGAAAAAATAAATATGGTGGAATTGGTCGAACGGATGCGTCGAGGTCAGACCACACGCAACGAAGAGATTATCGAACTGACACAGAAGGAACGAGAGTTGAAGAACGCCGCCCGATGCTTCTGTAAAATGGTGTTGGCGATCCGATGCTTCTTTGTTCTAACGGAGTATAACCTCGGAGAATATTTAATGACCGATTATCTCCCGCAACAGACAATGACAATGTCTGACTCTGCAACAAAGACCCGACTCTACAACATGGCCTTTCGAGCAACAGACAAGAACTGTATAATTGAGGAAGTTGACTTCTCACGCTGGAACCTCAGGTGGCGCCGCTCTAGTGTGGATAGTATTGCATACGTATGCGAAGACATCTTCGGTCTGCCCGGAGTTTTTTCCCAATTCCACCGATTCTGCACTCGATCCACAATTGTGTTAACTGATAAGCACTCACTCCCCCTCGGTGCAATGCCACAGACTAGTGCCCACAGCTGGCCGGAGGGGGACTTAGTATGGAGGAATCGTCATTTGGGAGGATTCGAGGGGATTCAACAAAAACTTTGGACAATCTGCACACTAGTTATGCTGTATCTCGTGTTCCAAGGATTATCGTGCTCGTTCCTTATGGCTGGACAAGGCGACAATCAGATCTTCGTACTTAAATTCCCCCCTGGCACATGCAATAAGGCAAATTTGATATCTTTCCTCGCTCGACTCGAAATGGTATGTAAACAGGTGAATCAAGAAGTAAAGCCCGAAGAGTGTATTGATTCTTCGACCGTCCTTACATACAGTAAAGAGATATACGTATCTGGTGTCCATTACCAGTATAGTTTGAAGTTTCTGTCCCGAACGATGGCCGTTCACGACAGCGACATACCCTCTTTTTCTGCCGAAGTCTCTTCTGTGAGCTCAGCTGCCCTGATGGTTGCTAATACCCTTCCGATCCCACTCCAAGGACATTGGTGGCAAACATTCCGGATGATTCGGATGATGCGTGAGCACGCGCGATTCTCCGATAATAAGGACATATCTTTACTTCTTGAGAAGATCTTCAAGAATCCGGGGTTATTGCGCTTCATCCTGTTACTCCCTGGCTCGCTAGGAGGATTGCCTGTCATGTCCTGGGGACGCTTTTTGATTCGAGGCGAAGTGGATGAATTATCTTGGGATATCGCCTCCACGCTCCGTCTTAAGAATGTCGAGCCATTACTCGCAGACTTCAACCTCCTTCTTGTGAAAAGATATACATCACACCGACCTGATCTTATCAGTCTCCTGCAAGACCCGATGTCAATTCCTCTCCGGAGGCCGGCGGATCAAACCCGATTGATCCGAGAGCATCTCGAGAAGAAATTGCCCCAGCTGACAAAAAACACATGGATATATGAAATTATATCGAACCATACAGGTCGTGCATCCACCGAATTAGCGAAGGCCTTATGCTCAACAACCCCTTTCTATCCCGTCATCATGGCGGATATATTCCAACAGACCCTCCCGGGGCTTCGTCAGGATATGTACGGAAGATTTAATATGACGCGGACCATCGCGTCTGCTGTCGGTGGCCTGAGTTTCGCACGGGAGATTAGTACTGCCTCTGCGACACTACTTGCCTGGATCATCACACGATATAACACGGCCCGAACGGACGTCAGTTTATCTCCGCTTTATCCGGAACGAACCTTCGAGTACGCTTGTCGCCTTCGAAGCTTTTGGGGGGTCTCCACCGGTGAACAACTCGGAACAACGTATGTCCCGCTAGCAAGTGTGCCCACGAACTGCATACCGGGCTCACCTGGGATAACGGCATACTCACGGACCCCGATTTGCGAGTTCATGACCACCACCGGCCCCTATCCGCCCAATTTTGGAACCAAGACTAAGCAGAAAGTAAGTCAACACGGATACAAGATTGTATCATCTAGCGATACTGTCAAGGCCCTGAGGGGGTTGGTGATTACCTGCTCGCAAATTGCTGCTGGACCCCGCCTGCGACAGACAATTGATCGAATCATTCGTTCCAGGTCGCCTTGGTCTCTAGAGATGCTCGAACCCATCTTCCCAACCGTTTACGGCGGTGTTGCGGCTCACCGTCATGAGAAAATTAGGAATAAGCTCTTTGGAATCATGGGGAATCAAACCCCTCCGACTCACATCGGCCTCTCCTCTGACAATACCGGCCCGTTATCCGGCGGTCAGGAAGATTATTCGATTGTCTTCCAGGAATTCTACCTTAGTGCGATCAATATAGCACAAACTGTTGCGCATTTTGTCACTGACTCCACCAGACTCTTCGCGCTCAAATTCCCCATTCCTGACCTCCAACCGCTACCAATTGACCATGTTGAGGCCGCCATCGAGCCGAACGAGTGCGGCACTGTATCGCCGGATAATAAATTAGCATATGTTACCAAGCTGCAGATCAAAATTCTAACTAAAGCCCCTCCCTCATCCGTTATTCCCCCTCGTGCGCACTTTGGATCACCTGCCCTCCTAGTCGCCAGTTACCTCCTCAACAAGCATAATGTGAAGACCGATATGACCGTGAATCCGGATGGACTTGTAACCCAGCCCATTGAGTGGTTTGATATTGCCGAGATCAACAATCTTACTCTCGAGGAGATCATCAGAGGAATGGCTATCGCATGCTGCATCGAGTCGACATATCACATCTTGCGACTCGGTTATCCCCTCCAAGTTATTACCAAACACTCAGTCCTGTACTATATTGCTAGATGCTATACAGGAGGGATCGCTCGGACTCTTCTGCTACCTGACTCACCACATCGATCAACGTTGCAGAACGAAGGGATGTACCCTCCGTTCGGGGCAAACGGGCCGTTGTATCTCACCAAAAGAGTGGCCGGGAAGGTTGCGAATCTAGCTGAAAGATTTTTAACAAGCGGGTATATACCGACACTGAACTACCCTTTTATCGTGTTTGGAGATACAAGCGGGAGCGGAATTGCATTGATCCGGAAGCTCTCCTGTTTCTACCTTACCTATGCAATGAGCAAGGACTCGTCACGTCTGTCGTTTCCAAAAGGACTCCGCCAGACAGTATTCGATTCCTTCTTCATAGCACGAGACACTGCTGATGCGATGCAGTCTGTCCAATATGGGCTCCAGTTGGTGACAACTAGTCTCACCGCCCTGTCCATGTCTCCATCCAGGTCTGTCTCTCATCGTGCAACTCTCGGGCTAACAACCTGGCCTCCGGTTGTCTGGGATAAACGTGATGCTGACGAAGCGAAGAGGGACTTACGTGCAAACCAGATACAAACCCTGCCTGTCACTCCTGAATTATCTGTTAAAATAACGCGAACACACCATACCGGACATATGTTAGTGTCCAGTACTTCTCTCCACGTCGACAGTTATGTTACTGCTGACTTAACAACTTACGGCAGTGGCCCTAGAATGCCGGAATGGGCACAAGCTTTATCGTTTCTATTCCGCACAGAAGGGAGATTATCCTCGGCCTTATCCATCTGGCACCGAGTTCTCGCGCCATTTCAAGACATTATTCAAGCGTCAAACGTTCTATCTGTCGGGGTCGGGAACGGAGCCGTTGCCGAATCTTGTAATCGATATGGTGCGGCAAAGATTATAGGCTGGGACCTACGCACGGCTTTCCCTGTAATTACTCAACGGGAAGTGGGGTTTGTACCAGGTGAATTGACCGGTCAAAATAAGTTCGACTGGAGTCCGTTCATCTTTACGGAAGGGGGGGACTGGTTAACCGCACCTCATGATCGGGTCCTCAAATTCCATGACATTGATATCGTGATCATAGATATTGAAACGGAAGCGTCTGCCGTTCTCCAAATCCCTCTTGTTCCCTCCTTCACCGGACTATGTCTCATCCGCACATTTCTGAATACTACCGAGGTGGAGATGCTATATTCTACTGGGATAATACATGAAGCACGCTCCCTCGCTAGCGTGTCCCCTCTTGATGGCGTAACGACGTTCCCAGTCTTACTTAAGATGAATGTGTTGAACTGGAACAATAAATGCCATGTCACGACGAATCACGTCAAGATTACTCACATTGCGCCTCTTAGATCTTACCTTCCGAGGAATCGCGATATGTTCCTATCCCGACTAGCCGACTCCTTCGCAACTCTCGGGATCGAGTTTAAGACTGGGTCCACAGAAGAGATTGATGAGAAACTCCTCACCGTTCGCCGAATGCAGCACAACACGCCTCACGTCACCATGTGGGCAAAGATAGACAGCGCATGCGAAGTGCTGGACCTATTCCAACGCGCAAGGCATATGACTCATGACTCAGCGAGCACCCTTATAACTTCACAACCGTACAGAATTCAACGTGCATTATACCTTTTATTCGCGAACTATTGGCCAGATACAGATGCATATGCGAACCATCTTGTTCATGACAAACTGGGAGTGGCTTAAGCACGTTTGGAATATAAAGAAACTAGGAGAATAAGACATTGAAGGTCCAAAACATCTCAACCTCCGCATCAAAATGACTCATTCCACGCGATTCAATTATCGGGCAAAGGCTCAGAAGCGCGAGATCCCGCGTGATCGGGCAGTGGAGACTCGAGATGCATTGTTGGAGATTGAGCCTCAAGTAGGATTACAGATAGATGCGCTTACAGGTATCCAGGAAAAGGCGATGGATGTAGCTCGATTAGTGACACACGGTAGCACGTTCCTAGACGAGAATCTTTCGGTCGGGCGACACACATTTGATGCTGTCAAGATCCCGGCAGATGCCGTTCTGGCAGATCTACCTATCAAAAAGATTTTGACACGAGCATCCCAAATGATAAGCCTCCTTGGGCAGAGACTCGAGGTGGCTCTCTCTGAGCTCCAAAGCTCAGAGGCGGCGCTGAATGATATCATCAGCCACGCTGAGTTAGCGAGTCGAGTGACTGCATCGGTGCAGCATGCACTAGCATCAACCGAATTTGTGGGTCACCGACCACGCAGTGTCGAGATTCGCGACCTGGAGCAAAACTACAAGGATGGCGTCGAGTACAATCGACACAATGTAAGTGTGGATTCCGATATTGAGGACGAATCCGATGAGGAATATGAAGCTAACGGAACTGCAGAGACAACATAGATGCTGCCGCTTTCTTGCACACGCATCTCTCATGATTCTAATGGTGGTTCTAGGATTCGGGTTGTGCGCGCTTCTAGTACAGGCTCGCGTGCTCAAGATCCCGTAATTCCCAGATTCAAATTGATATATCCGCCACTTAGCTCAATTATATAAAGAAACTAGGACGTAATCGTTATGCGTTTCGGACCAAAGTATAATGAGTTGTACTACGTGTAAGATGGCGAATTTGAATCAGGCCTCTCATCATCAGCGTATGAGAGAGTCGGGGCGACCCAATCACATCCCAGTTCACTTCCAGGACCTTCTAGATCATTATCGTCTATACGTCCCTTGGACAAATTGCACTTATCCGTCTCTCAGACTCGCAGATGGGGTTAGGCGATTGCGGTACGCCACACTCCCGATATGCGAACGGTTCATTGCGTTCCTTGCAATCTATGATTCGTATCTCTCGTTCCATGAGTACGCTAATCGTGTCTCCCATTGGACGTTCAGCGAGGTATTATTGGACATCCAACAAATTGCGCAGCGAGTTATAAACGAAACCCCTGATCCGATTGTTGCTGATTATGCTCGAGGAACAATCGAACGTATGATTTTCGCCTTCAAATGTGGGCATCCCGTCATGATAGGTACTCGCTACTGACATGTCCTCAACCACGGGTCAACGTTCCAATATTCCCATGCTTCTTGCAAATGATCCTCAATATTTAGAAAAACTAGTCTTATATTTGCATTCTTCATTCGAAAAATTAAAGAACAACACTTTATAAATTGAAAGAATAGGTAGCTTAAATTCTAGAAGTAACAGGCCCCAGAAACCCAATTCGGGCTCCA